TGGCGAGGTTCTGGGTCAGGTCGGTTGCGCTCGCACTGGTATTCGACGCATAGCGGTCAACACGACGCTGGGCAGCATGAACCGAAGCGAAGAACGATTCCTGGAAGAAATCGCCATCGAAACCCTCGGTGGTCAGGCGGAAAGCGCCATTCGAAGCGGCATTGAACTTTTCAACCATCTGAGCCAGCCTCTCGATGGTGGCGGGCATGATATACTGGTTGAAAACCTGCATTTGGGAGAGAGACATTGGGTTAATCCTTATTCAAGATCGGGGAACTGTGATTTGATAGCCGCCTTGCGCTCCTCACGGGAGCCGCCAAAGTTGCCACTTGGCTTAGCTGCACCACCACCCTTACCGCCGCTAGCACCGCCCCCGCTTGCCGGAGATACGAATGCCTTACCTTCACCCGCTACCCATCGCTTGACGTGATCCACAAGGCCAACAGGCCCCATATCAGTCTCCACAATCGGCCTGCCTTCATGCAACTTCACGCCTTCCGCAAGCAACCGCTTTGCGGCTTTCTGGAAGGCCGGCTCTGAAATACCAGCATCGCGGATAGCCGCATCAAGCTGGTTTTCAACCGTCAACCCGTAGACTTGCGTTTCAAGATTTGTCGCCTTGCTTTTCCAATCGTCGCGTTCGGCTTCGATTTGTTCACGCAGGCGGATCATCTCCGCATCGTCTTTGGCAGTCGGTTCGGGCTTGGCCTGCAACTTCGCCAGCGCATCGCGCAGCTTGTCGCCAGTTTCAACCCGCTTGGCCTTTTCGGCTGTGTAAGCAGTCTTGAGGTTCTTAACCTCTGGGTGATTGTCCACCCCTTCCACGTCTAGGACAAAAACGCCGTCCACTTCAGTGTAAAGGGCTTGGTACTCGGCTTGGACATCGTCCAGTGTTTCAAGAGTGACTTTGAGGGCCATCGGCCTTAATCCTTTCAGTGAAGCCCATCGGGCCGCTGTATTGCCGTATTATCACACTATGCCGGGTTCGGGCAAGGGGGCCTCTTTCGCAGCCTCCTCTTCCTCTGCCGTGCGCTCTGGGCTGGCAATGCGCCCGCGCTGCAAGTTGTCGTAAAGTGTCTCGTAACCAAATGCGCCACGCTCCCATGCGGTGACAAGCGCGTTAATCTCGTTTGCGTCCAGCCGCCCTTCAAGCATGTTGCGCGGCGGGGTAACGATCACATCATCTGGGTTAGCACCAACCATAATGGCGGCATTGCGTAGGCCCTTTTCCAGAATAGCTGCACTGGCATTGGCAATGCTCTGGATCGTGGCGGTTTCGGCACTAAAGCGCAGGCGGCGGGCATCCCCGCTTTCCTGCGCATTGGACTTGGTATTGTCGAACATCTGGGCACCGCTACGGGTTGCTGCCATTTGTTCCCGGTCCATTGCGCGTTCATGGGCCTGAATGCTGTTACCGCTTGGGGCTACGTATTCCGCGCGCACGTCTTTGCCGATTTCAGCAGATGTTAGCGATACCACCGTGCCAGCACCTACAGCGGTAGGGGCCTTGCTGGCGTTGTAAATGAACAGCGTGTCCTGATACGCCATATACAGCGCCATGCGGTAATCAGCGTTAAGCTGGTAGTGCGCAATCGCAGCGCGGGCCACGCCGATCAGCGGCGGGCTATCCGGGCAAAGGTCCATATCCATCGCACCGCCAACGGCAATCGGGATCATGGGTAGCTTGCCACCACCACGCGCGCGCGGCTCAAACGTGTTGACCGCAACGCCATCCTCTAGGACGGTCTGGACGTAAGCCCCTTCGATCAATTCAAGCTGGCGCGTTTGGGTGACTGTATTCCAGTCAGACCCGGTGCGGCGGTTGATGCTTTCCTCTAGGACAAAGAAGTCTTGGCCCTCGTCCCAATTAACGAGGGCCTCGGCTGCATAGCCGACTAGATAAGGATCACCTCCTTCCGCTGGAGCATCGGTTAGGACAGCGTAACGCCCGGTTGTCAGCAGTTCAACTGAAACCCGGCGGCTGAATACGTCCAGCGTCAATCCGTCCGGTGTCGCCTTTTCCTTGAGATATTCCAACGCAGCGGGCAGTTCGATTTGCCAGTCCTGCCCATGCATTACACCCGCAATGCCACGGATGGTGTTATTGGTGATTTCAGGGAAGCGGGCGCGGGTGATGTATGCGCCGTAAATTCCCACGCCACCATCCGACATTGCCGTCCACGCATCGGGCTTGGGCAGATAGGCGGTAGTCCGAGCCTTGACCTTGCTTTCACCCTCATAGGTGTCACGCATCAAGCGCCACTCGGCAATGCGCTCGGAAGTGTAGTCAGGATGGCGGCTAGTTGTCATTGCGGGGCCTTTACCATAATTTCAGCCATTACCAAAGCCCTCTGACTTCACCGCTCTTGACGGTGGCCGCGTTCCGTTGCCGGATCATGGGTGACAACGCATAACGAACCGCATCCCACCCGTGATTGTGCGCGTCCACAATATCCGGCCTGACATCACCCGAAAGCCTGTCCACCTTGTAGCTGTAAAGCCGCGCCTCACTCTGCATATTAACGCATCGCGGGTGAATTATCAATTGCGCGAATGATCGCAGGTAAGCGATGCCATCCTCTACGCCACCCGGCCACTTATCAACCGAACAAGCTTGCGGGATACCGTGGCGCTTTAGGTGCGATATGCTTTCCGGGCGGCTGTTATCCCAACGGCTAGGGTGCTTGGCAAATTGCGGGATCGCAGCGGTCACAAATGAGGCGGTATCGTCTAATTCCAGCCCGGTCTTGAACGCCTCGCGCGCAATGTATGCGTTGCCGCCGTGCAGCCAAACCTCAACAGCCGCCGTCGGGTCTTGGCTGAAGCCAAAGTCGCCACCCATATACGGGCCATCCCAATCCGCGCCCGGTTCAAACGCCTCAATCGTGACCTTGCCGGAAAAGACTTGGCTATCGCTGTTTGTGAGATACTCGCCTTCCCAGATATGGGCATATGTGGCCGGGTCCAGTCGGGTTTGTTCCCGCTGGCGCAATATCTCTAGCGTCGGTGGAAAGAACGGGTTTTCCAGATAGTTGATTTTGGCGATAAGGGCATTGGCCGGAGGCGATTTGATAAACCGCTTATCGACTGGTGAACCGTCAAGGCGCGGGTTCCATATCGGCCACAATTCGGACTTAGGTTGGCGAAAGACGGTCGCCTCTAGCGATAGCCAGCTATCCTCTGTTACGTCCTCTGCTTCTTCCACGATTGTGAGGTCAATCTTGGCTAGCGACTTGATGCCGCCTGCATTGTGGCGAAGGCCCCGGAATAGAAACTCGGTGCCATTGCTGCCGCGCAGATAATCCACGCCAACATCGTAATGCTGTTCCAGCCAAGGGTATGCGGCGATGGCTGATTTCAATTCAGCGTGGAAGCTGTCTTTGATGCTAACCTGTAGATCGCGGGTGCAAAGGATGCGCATGGGCCAAGCGTAGCCCCAAACGGCAGCCATAAGGGCGGCGCTGTATGACTTACCAGACCCCCGCCCCCCATAGAGCGCCCGATACTGCACCGAACCGCGCGATGGCGAGAATATCGGCACTAGCGCATCGGGTAGGTCAATCTCGGCTATCGTCACTTGCTACGCCACGAATGACAATTTCTTTCGGTGGCGACATACTGCCATCAGGGGATACGTGCGATTGCACTGGCGCACCCAGGCCACGATCCTCACTATCCTTAATCAGCTTGAGCATGGCGGCTTCGACATACTGCTCTAGGACCCCATCGGTCCCCAGTTCCGAAAGCTTGGCCTCTGCCGCGCCAAGGATGCGCTGACGAATACGCATAGCGGCTTGCGCGTTTTCATATTCCAGCCGCCGTTGCTCGGAAGTCTTACCCGATGGATTGCCGCTTTCTCCAGCACCAAACCGGGTTGCAGGTGAAGGGTTTCGGTTAGCCAATGGACTTTCCTGCATATGGATTTGTTAAAATCACCACTTGCCAGCCTTTCGCAGCCTATGTTCGATCGGCTTACCGCAACCGCTTGCCACTTTACGCGCTTCCAATCGCGTTATCAGCAGGCTGGCCATTTATTATCCCTAGCGGGTGTGTCTGGGGACTGGAAAGGCGCGGGGCCGTGTTTCGTGATCTTGTTCTAGCCGAATAGGGCGCTTAGCGCAAGGGTGGCATCTTAGGCTGCATTAAAGCTTGCGAGAATTAACCCCGCTTCCAATTCGGTTTCGCCGATGCATTCAACGGATAGGCTTTCCGGCACACCCCACACATCTCGTTCTGCTACCAAAAATCCGCGTGGGTGGCGCTGATACCAGCCATCACCGTTCCAGAAAACTCTTTCCACGCCTTCGCTGTTTTTGCCTTCGGGGTGGGTTTTGCGGGCCGCATCTTCATCCTCTGCGGCAACCACGATGCTGTCGTATTTGTCATACCCAAACCCAGCCTCCCATTTGAGGAGTCATAGTTTCACAGCACCCACCCAATCACAAACGCCACCAGCGCAACAATCGCGATCAGCTTCCACGGCTTGCGGTCGCCCATGCGGTAAACCGTGGCGTTGGCCTTGTCACGCAACTGCTGTTGCAGGTCTTGTGCCTGGTCGAAGTGGATATCCAGATTGCGCAGTGCGGTGTCCAGTTCATCGCGCATTGATGCAATCGTGCGCTTTGCGTCTGCCAGTTCAGCGGCGATAACGGCTTTGGTCTTGCTCATGGTTTCCAAACTCCTTGTTCGATCAATGTCAGCAGCACTTGCACTGGCCCTGAAATTGGATGCTTGCCGCGTTCGTAACGGCTGACTGTGTGATGGTCTGCTAGACCCAGCACTTTTGCCATTGCGCTGGTGCCTAGACCGTAATCGGTGCGGATTTTGCGGGCGCGTTCTGGCGTCATGCGGCTTCCAACGAAGCTTTGACCTCGCCAACCGTGGCGAAGAAGTCGCCGCCAACCGCGCCAGACGGACGGTATTGGTAGCCACTGCTGCGAACGTGGTGGATACTGCCAGCCTTCCGGCTGTCGACAAAAACGCTGATCGCGCTTCCGGTTTCTCTGTAGGTAATCATAACGCTTTCCCTTTCGTTTCGATAACCCCTCCTAGGGCCTCAATCCCCACCCTGTCAACCCTCTTTTTCACAAATCGCGATAATATCGCCGGGGCCTCCGTTGTGGTGCCAGTCAAGCTGCATGGCGGTGTAGCTGTTCACTGTGTCAGTGTGGCCCATGCGAAGGTGTATGTGGTATTTCTTGCCGTCGTTAGGTGGGGCGCGCTTGCCGGATATGCGGCGAAAGCCGGGGGGAATTGCGGGGATATCAGTCACGGCGATCTAGCTGCCTGCCTTGCCAACAATTGACCCGCAAACGACAAAACTTCACCACCACATTGCCCTTGTTTTTGCTCAACCCAAG